CTGTGCCGTCTTGCATCACGCTCATGACGCTGCCACCTTGATCCATCAAGACCATCGGCTGGACAACGTATGCAGGATTCTGTGTCTCACCTCCTGCGCCAGTGTTCCTGGTCATCGTCGAAGCCAAATCATCGGAAACAATGTTTCCAATTGCGGGGGTGGAATAAGTCGAAACTGGATGCAAGACGGCAATGCCACCCTGATTCTTGCTTGGCTCAGGTGTGGTGGTATCAAGGCATGTGCTCAGATCAACTTGTCTGCAACCTGATAGCGGATTGCTAGACTGCATGGCGTTGCTATGGAGCGAGTCAAATGAGTACGGTACAGGCTGCGCGATGAAGGTCTGAGCATGATGCGATTGCACGGACGGCTGATGCGCTTGGATTGCGTTGGCAACTTCCAAAGGTGTTGCGCTAAACGTGTCGGCAGCAGCGTCTTCACGGATGCTGTAAGCCATCACAGGGATGACGTGACCCGCGACAAAGGTCTGATGGTTCAACTTAGACGCGCCGCACTCCTGGTCAAGTGTGCCCACGGTATTGTCGTAGGCAATCAGGTCTGTCGCATCCTTCCAATCCCGCGCCTTCATCGCCGATGCCGTGCCATCGTCAGAGTACTCACCGAAGGCAACCATGCGATGGGTGCTCACAACTGGTTGCAACACCGCACCGAAATTACCCTTGTCTGGCATGCGTTGGTTGCCACCCGCACCCTCTTTGGTCAGGGTATTGGCTACCTGACTACCATCCCACCACGTTACGCCTTCACCGCCACCGCTTGAAGCGCCTGTTGGAGTTGGGGCGGGAGCGTTTTGGATCGCTTCTCTGCTCGGCGCAGTATCCCGGCGCACGCTAGACCACTCAAAAAGTACCTCGGCGGGATCGAACCCTTCTCGAGCACTTGCGACAACCCACACACGCTTGCGGCGTTGGGCCAAGCCAAAATATTGGGCATCCAAGACCCGCCAAGCGACTGCCCTTTTGGGTCCATACACACAACCAGCGTCCGACCATTTGCCCCCTGGTGCGTTGAGCGGCAAATCTTCTCCGGCAATGCCCGCAAGAAAACACCCGAATGCATTGTCCTTTGTCGATAGGACACCGGGTACGTTTTCCCACACGATGATGGTTGGCTCACTTCCTCTACTGAGTCGAACATAGTCAATTGCATCTGCTAACTCCACAAATTTCAATGTAAGGTTTCCGCGGTCATCGGCGAGTGACTCTCGCAGACCCGCAACTGAAAAAGCTTGGCAAGGTGTGCCACCTGTGAACACGTCAGGGGCTTCTACTTCGCCCGTCAACACGCGTGTCGCAATGGTGGTCATGTCGCCAAGGTTGGGAACGTCTGGGTAGTGGTGGGCAAGCACGGCGCTAGGGAATGGCTCAATCTCTGCAAGCCATGCTGCCGTCCAACCAAGGGGATGCCATGCGACAGAGGCCGCTTCGATCCCTGAGCATACGGATCCGAATCTCATAACTGCCCCTCCAACATATCGAACGGTCTGCCAGAGGGGTTTGCAACGTACTGAAGCGATGCAGGGTGAAACCACAGTTTGATCTTGCCCTCCCACTCGCCGTGGCGGTGCTTGTCGCACTGGATGATTGCGTCACCTTGAGCCAACGTCTGTTCGTCAGCCTTCCCTGCCCTGACCTTGGATTCCTTGCTCTTGTTGCGCCAGACCGTCAGAATGTTGTCCACCTGATCGGTGATGGTGCCTGAGCCACGGCTGTCGAACTTGCCGGGTATCGCCTCTTCACTCGCCCCCTTGCGAACGTGGTGAACCAAGTGAACGTGAATGTTGTGCTCTCGCGACAATGCGCACACACGGTCTACAAAGTGCTTCTGACCGGAGTAGTCATCCTCACCCTTGACACACTTCATCATGTTGTCAATGACGAAGTGTTTGACGTTCAGTTCGATAGCGGCATAACGGATGGCTGCAATGACTCGCTGAATCTCAACCGATCCCAAGTGGTCATAAATCCAACACTTGCCCTCCATCCACGCTACAAACTTGTCTGAAAAAGACTTAGTCGGCGAGTTAGTCATCGCAGCTTGCCGCAACATCCGAAAATAGGTCGCTACAGGCTTCATTTCAAAGGAGGCTATACATACCCCTTGCCCCTGCCCTAAAAACCCGATGGCGGCCTGTCCAAGCACCTGAGACTTGCCATGTCCGTTGATACCTTGCCACAGGGTTACCTCGCCACCGCGAAAACGGATGTTGTCATGGGTCACGCCCCAAGGAAGTTTTGCACCGGTAATCTCTTGCCCGTTTTTCAGGTATTCATCAATTTCATCTGACCAGGCGCTTGCCGGTAGAACCTTGGAGATCGGTTCGGCATCGATCATGTACTGGTTGAACGCGTTGTCACCAAAGGTTCTCATGCAGCCTCCCGAACTTCATCGACGAGAGAGCCGTCTACGACTGCGAGAACGCGCAATGGCTTGAACTTGGCGAGATGGTTGATCAGTCGATAGATTCGCTCTGAGTCATCACCCGACAGGTGGACAGTCGTACCCATGACGAACCGCATATCCAAGCGTGCGATCGGGTCGTTAGCGTAGACATGCACCTCTGGACGCAACCCAAGTTCAAGTAGGTTTTCAGGGTCAAGCAGATAGGACAGTTCAGCAGGGCGATTGCATGTGAAGGCATGCATCCAAATGTTTGGGATGGGGTTGCCGTAGATGCGGGCTTCGATGATCGATTGGTGACCGTTCATATCGCCCCCTCAAACGGATCGTATGCAGCCTCTGCGGTGAAGCCATCCCACTTCTCACCGTTGAGGTATGCAAGGGGTGCAGGACAGTAGCGACACGATTCTTTGCGGTAGTCATCGTCAACCGATGCAAGGTGAGCGAAGATTGTGTCTGCAACCTTGTCCAACTTCCTACGCTTCCAAACTTCTGAACACTTGGTCTTGGCAGCCTTTCGTTTTGAGGTTGGATACTTTTCCCAAAACATTGCAAACTGAGCCGAAGGCGATATGTAGTTCTCTGTCTCTGTCTCTGTCTCTGTCTCTGGCGTATTGTGTTGCTTGCAGTCTGCTAGCACGGTGCTATCTGTTACCACGAAACCCGCATCTATCAACGGTTTCAAGGCAATTTCAACTTCTTTTACGGTCATCCTGAGACGGAAAGCAATCTTTAGTAGATCACCGCAGACTGCTCCGTCAACATCTTCGCTTGCAAGCAGCCAAATCATTGGTGCTATCGCCTTGCTAGCAACAGGCAAGCATTGGTATTCGTAGTTATCTAACAAACTTTTGTGGAGTTTGATCCAAGGTGGGGCGCGGTCTTTGTAGTGTTGGAATGATTCCCAATTTTTTATTTGAAGGGTCATACTTCCTCCGCAGCAAAAAACATCTGACGAAGAAACTCCTCACCAAACTTATTGCGGATGGCACGTACAAGCGCATCAGGCTCACAAGGGGCAGTCCAAGTGGGTTTCTTAAAGCCAGCTTCAATTGCAGCCCTGTGAGGGCTTAGAAAGCCTTGGATGACCTGTTCTGCCAACGTAGGGTTGTCACGCTTGAGACGGGAGATGATGTAGGTTTGAGATGTACCACCTTGAGTGGGTGAGGACTTGATAACATCAACTCCTACCTTATGTTGATTCGCACCATGCCGAGCAGCCTGACCAATCTCGCCAAGCAGCAGCGCATAGCAGTCTTTGTGCAACTCGCAGTAATGCATCAATTGTTCATAGGTGATGCCAAGACCTGACACACCCACGTATTCCACCCATTCGCGGAAAGATGTGAAAGGTGCTCCATCGTGGTGAGGCCCCTTCTTCTCACTCTCCCACAGGCGACCCACAATGATTTTTTTAATTGCTATCGGGAACGCACTAATTAATTCACGTTCACCCATTATTAATGCCTTCCGTGCGCTTGCAATCGGGTCTTTAAGGAGGCGAAACATCTCCTCCATTGTCGGCTCTGCAAGCATGGCAGGGTCATGTTCCTGGTTGAGACGTGGAATGATATTTGGATCGACAAGGTAACGGCCTGCGCTCATCGTCCACCTCTCTTGATGTTTTTACCTAAAATGGCGCTCAGTTCGCTTTTGGCTTGGGCTTGGCTTGATGCCCTTTCAGATTGCTTTAAAAGGCTATGTTTCCAGTTTTTTGCATGCGACAAACACTCTCTGATTTTTTCTACACTATGGTTATCAAAGAGGTCTTCTATCCCACCCACACCGGTCATTTCATTAAGCCTGTTTCTTACCCTGCGGAAGGTAACTCCAATATCCTCACCCTTCACGCCATTCAATCTATTTAAGTGATTAGCAATTGAATTGCACAAGTCAGATATTTCATTACGCATCTCTTTCTTTTGAACATGCAGAGGCGCGATTTGAATTTCCTTTGTAGGAACTTCAATACCTGATTTTTTTATAAACTCAACAAGTTCAGAAATCGGCCAATCAGCAAATCGTTTATTAGCCCTTTGCCAAGCCTGTGCGGCTTCAATATCTGCTTGTGCATACGTCTCACCATCAAGAATTGCGCTGCCATCAGCGTGAGTTGCACCAATGGGGAAAAAGTCAGAAATAACTTGAGGTAAGTCTGTAGGCTCAGATTTGGTTCTAGCTTCTTGTTGATCGTTGAGACCAGCCGATGCTTCCATCTCTACGGTTTTTGCAAATTCACGCAAGTGAGGAAAGTCAGCAATAAACACAGAAGCATCTTCGCGGTCTTCAGGGTTAACAACCCTAACAACGCGCCCAACCATCTGACGAAACTGCAACTCTGACTGCGTAGCTTGTGCGAGTACCATCACGCGCAAACGCTTAATATCAACGCCCTCGCTGATCATTCGCACGGAGCATATCCACTTTGACCGACCATTGCGAAATCGCGCAATCTTCTCTGAAGCATCCCCATCATCACAGGTGACTACTTCAGGGGTTTCTCCGGTCAACTCCCTGACAAGTTTTGCTACAGCATGGACGTGTCTTGAGTCGTAATCGTCTTCACCAGCACGACAGATAATGATGCCACCCGCACTATCATCCATAAGGCGGTAGTCATTAAGTTTTTCATCTGCCTTTTTAATGACCTTAGTGAGCCAACCTGAAATCTTCGGGCTAAACAATGTACGGGCAGCCTTACCTATTTCAGATAATTCGCTAACGGTTGATACATCGACATTGAAATTTTCTCCGTAATCGTTGTATTCAACCATCCCACCGTCATTAGTGAAAATCACTTGACGGCAAACATTGTCGGCAATAGCTTCACGATATGAATACCGATAATCTACGATTGCCTTTTCATTTTCGTCATAATTAACAAATGAAATTTTCTTGCCATCACCGCGAAATGGAGTGCCACTCATGCCTAATATTTTTGTAGCGATATCGCCACATTCAGATGCGGCACTACCCCATGAATTTTTGTCTGAAGAGTGATGCACTTCATCAAAAATAAAAAATAGTTTTGTTCCCTGCGATGCCCATGTTTTAAGGGTTTCAACCATGCCTGTTAATTGAGCATAGGTAACAACACCACCATTAAAATCTCTTGGCAACCCACGACCAGATTTGAGGGATGGCGTTAACTCAAGACCAATCTTTGAAAAATCGCCAATGAAACCTCCAACTTGATTTAAAGCCGTTCCGCCGTCACCCTTTAAAACAACAGTAGGGACAACCACAACGACAAAATCAACAGCATCAGTATCGAAATAATGCTTGGCTACCAATCCTGAAAAAATAGTTTTACCCGCACCAGGAGTAGCTTCCAGTAAGAATGTTTTTTCGCTATGTTCTTCAAATTTACGGATGGCTTTTTTTTGCCAACCACGGGGCTGAATTGATGACATGGTTACTCTCCTTGGTGAATTTGTTTGTGGCAAGGCTTGCAAATAGCCATTGCGTTTAGTGAAAGAGTCTTCCCACCATGAGCATGGTGGGTGACATGATGTGCGTCCCAAGATTCCCCCAACGGGTCTTGGCACTTCTCGCACAAGCCTCTTGAGGCGATGTACATTTTTTTCTTTTGTGATTGCGTAAAGAGTCGGGCATCCGACCGAATTGATACAATTGCGTTTGTCATTGCTTTATTCCCACCGATGGAGTGATGACCATGCCTCTGACCGTTTGCGCGGTGCAGGGGCTTCTTTTCGACTGCTTGGGGTGTATGCATGCCTGATCACACCCGTCCATACTTTTTGTGCAACTCAGGCCATATCTCGTCGTAGTCGGCGGGGTGAAGGTCTTGCCTAGTCACTCGCTTGCCCGACTGCTTTTCGATGGCAACAGAAATTTCTGCACCTAATTTTTTGGACGTGTACTGGACGTTGCGTAGGTAGCCAAGAGTTGTTCCGCAGAGAGCAGCAAAAACATGCTTCTCTTCTTCGGACGGCATCGTTTCGAGAAACTCCTTCAACTTTGGATACTTCAGTTCTACGTAGGGCTTCGGTCCCGGTTTTTTCATCGATCCTCCTGTCAAGAAGATCGTAGCTTACCTATGGGTATTAATCATGTCAACACCTATAGGTAATTTCCAGTGTAAACTTTACCCTTAGGTATAATTAATCGAAGCTTAGTTTTGTATGCCGATTGGATTACTAGACTTACAGCCGCGATAGGGTGATGATATGAGAATGGATAAATATGAAGTACGTAGACTCCGTCTAATTGAGATTAGAGACCGCGAGTGTGGTGGCATCACATCTGAACTAGCCCGAAGGATAGACAGAAACCCTACGTACGTTCTACGCATGCTCTACCCTGCTGGAAAAGTGGGAAAGAAACGCATTGCAGATGACATGATTGAAGTGATTGACTCAGTCTTCAATCTTCCGCATGGTTGGCTAGACGGCAAAGACATAACAAATACAACAGAATGGCCGTTCAAGTCAGTTACACCAGCGAGGTTCCATAAACTCTCCCAAGCACAGCAAGCCTCAATTGAAAGCACCGTTCTATCGATGGTGACCGCCTTCCTGGGCGCGGAGTCGGTTAGGCGAAGAACTTGAGCGATTGCCCGGCGGTGAGTTTTTGTCTAAGGAAGAATACGATTCTTACCTAGGAAGCTTGCTAGGCAGCGATGATTTGCCCTCTGAATGACACTCCTTTTGAGTGTTGTTTTTTTTACCAAAAACATTTACCTATGGGTGTTGACAACAATTAGAACCCACAGGTAATATCCGTCCTGTTCCAACTGAACAAAGTCAAAACAGGATTAAAAAATTGAAGACAATCAACATCTATTTTGAAGGTGCATCAAGTCAGAATATGCACGGCGATGCCCACCTACGGTGGGAGACAGATACAACGGTTGAGCAAGTTTTAGAACTACTCGCACTACGCGATGGACACGATAGTGACGGCATCTCAGCCGCACATTGGGCAGGAGACATTCAGCGCGAGTCAGACTTTATCGCTGACATGAAGCCCGCGAACTTTCAGTTGCTGCTTGAACTGATCTGCATGCTCCCCGATGCACACCCTCTTCACCAAGACCTTCGCGCAACTATCGAAGGCATCCTCCCATGAACGACAAGATTCCACTATCCGCTTGGTTCGGCGCAGCCGCCTTCGTTGCTTGTCTGTATCTCAGCTTCTGTTTTCTCGCACTCTACATCTAAGGTAATCAATGAAAAACATTTTCAGCGCCTTCGTGAAGGCACAGTCTGCCATTGGTAAGGCAGAAAAATCAGCGATCAACCCGCACCTCAAGAGCAAGTACGCAAACCTTGAATCGGTCATGGATTGCATCAAGCCCGCACTTGAAGCCAATGGTCTTGGGTTCGTCCAGAAGTTTCACGATTGCGAAGGCGGGATCAAGATTGAGACGGTCATCTTGCATGAGTCGGGCGAAGAGTTGTCATGCGGCATCCTGAGCATCCCTGCCAGCAAGCAAGACGCGCAGGGCTACGGTTCGGCGATTACCTATGCAAAGCGTTATGGAATTTTGGCGGCATTCGGTGTCTCAACAGGTGAGCCTGATGACGATGGACATGCTGCTGCGCGTTCAGCACCCGCTAAGAAAGCCGCTAAAGCTGAAGCAGAGATTATTTGGCTACCTGACCAGGCGACGAGTGAAGTGATCGCAGCGAAAGATGATGCAGCGTTGACCGCCGTCTACAAGAAATGGTTGGACGCAGCCACCAAGTCAGGCGAGAAGGAGTACTTGGTCACGATGTGTAAGGCACGCAAAGAAGATTTACAAGGAGAGAAAGCATGAGTGAAATTATTCAAGGATCGCAAGAGTGGATCAACTCACGGTTAGGCAAAGTGACTGCATCGCGCATTGCCGACCTAACCGCAAAATTAAAGAGCGGCAAGCCATCATCAAGCCGCGAGGACTATCTGATTGAGACCGTCACAGAGCGCCTTACAGGACAGCCACTGGACTTTTTTCAGACCAAGGATATGCAATGGGGTGTTGAGAAAGAACCCTTCGCACGGGCTGCATACGAAGAGCGGTTCTTTGTAGAGGTTGTGCAAGTTGCGATGGTTGAGCACCCCTTCATTGCGATGGCAGGGGCATCACCCGATGGGTTGGTTGAAGAGCACGGTCTCATTGAGATTAAGTGCCCCAAGACCAAGACCCACGTCAACACCCTGCTATCAGGCGAAGCCCCTGAGCAGTACATCCCCCAAATGCAGTGGCAGATGGCTTGTACGGGCCGCCAGTGGTGCGACTTTGTGTCCTTTGACCCAAGGCTACCGGAGCATCTTCAAATGTTCGTAAAGCGTGTTCCTCGCAACCAGGCGCTGATCACTCAATACGAGCAAGAAGTGAACGCCTTCCTCCGTGAGGTGGAAGATTTTATTAACCGTCTCAACGCGAGGAAAGCAGCATGAGCGATTACGACAACACCAACACTGGTGCGCTGTTCAAGAACGACAAGGAGGGCAATGAGAAGCGCCCTGACTACAAAGGCACTGTTGACGTTGAGGGTGTTGTCTACAACGTCTCCAGTTGGATACGCACCTCCAAGGGTGGCATGAAGTTTATGTCGCTAGTCCTTGAGAAAAAAGAAGGTGGTGCAAAGAAGGCCGCACCTAAACAGCAATCGATTGATGAAGACATTCCCTTTTAAGGATAAGTAAATGAGTAAGCGAATCTATGTAGTAACTGGGCCGGACATGAAGCAGACCCTAGTGCGTGCAACCGTACCGTCACAGGCAATCAGCCATGTTGCGCATGCAAGCTTCTCTGCTGACATTGCAAAGCAAGAGGACTTGGTCAAGCTGCTTGGTGAAGGCAAGGTCGTAGAGACTTTCGGCGAGTAATCAAACGGGGAAAGCTTCGGCAAGTACCCTCCAACTAGAGGCAATCAACATGACTCAAATTGCAGAACCTGTATCTCTACTCGACGGCAAGAAGTACACCCCTGCTGCCGCGACCAATGTGATGGCAACCTTCCGTCTGCTTGGCTGGACTCCACCGTCTGAACTAAATGAGTTTCAAGCGAAGTGGAGCAAGATTAGATCAGAGCATCTGACTGAGTGGGTGAGCCAATGAGCCAACACATCAGCGAAGACATTGATAAATATTTCAAAAATCAAGCCATTAGGCAACAACAGGCTTTACTCGATAAGCCCCGTGGCGTGACAAATGACCCTGTGATTCACCCCAAGCATTACACGGATCACCCTTCGGGCGTTGAGTGCATCGTCATCACTGAGCACATGAACTTCTGTCTAGGCAACGCTGTGAAGTACATCTGGCGTGCCGACCTGAAGGCTGATGCTATCGAAGATTTGAAAAAAGCCGCCTGGTACATCAATCGCGAAATTGAGAGACGCACGAAATGATGCTTTATTACTTTGAGAGAGTGATGACTTTCATTATGTTCATGATGCTTTTTATCCTCCCGTTCCTTGCTGGTTACTGCGTTGGCAAATGGGTTGAGAGAGAGAAGAAATGAATCGACCACAAAATTGCGGCACAGGCTTCTGCTCTTGCCTCGAGTGCATGTACAAACCCTTCGACGAGATGGAAGAACATGACCTACGGGTTATACAGTCAAAGACGCTAGATCGGTTGACCGCTGAGACAAGATTGTTAACCAAATTGGTTAACGAAAGAAGCGAAATTATTGAGCAGCTACGGTGGCAAGTTGATGCCATTCAAGGGCAGCTAAACCTACTGGACAATGGCACCAAATAAGGATCCGCGTAAATGAGCCAAGATCAAGTTTTCACCCCTAAAGAGTTGGCAGAGTACCTCCGCGTCAACGTGTCTACGGTGTACGCCAACAGTGCTCAACTAGGGGGCATGAAGGTTGGGGGATTGCTACGGTTCTTCAAATCCCGTTTGCATTCCTTACCTACGGGTGTTATTGTATCCACAGATACAATTAAAGGAAGCCAATCATGCCTATCTTCAAACACCCAAGGTCGCCGTTCTGGTGGATCAAGTTCACCGGCGCAGACGGCACGAGAATTAGACGCTCTTCTGGGACGCAAGACGAAAAAGCAGCCCAAGAACTGCATGACAGAATTGTCGCTGATACGTGGCGACAAAAACACGTAGGTGCAAAGGCTGAGTACACCTTTGACCAGTTGGCAGTCGCGTACCTCAAGTCGATTCAGGGCGACAGGTACTACGACCCAAAGGCTCAGTTGGCAGGGTATTGGGTAGACCAGTTCACCGGCAAGAAATTGAGCGAGATTCGGGCAAGCATGATCAAGGCTGCGCTGCCGATCGCCGTACCCGGTCGCTCGAAAAAGTCCAAGCCCATCCTCCTCACCCCTGCTACCCAAAACCGCTACCTCGCCTCAATCAGCAAAATGATGAGCGTGGCTGTTGAACTTGAGTGGATCGACAACAAACCCATCGTGCGGCCCCAACGTGAGCCACGGGTGAACGTGCGTTGGATCGACCAGGAGCAAGCCTCTACCCTGATCGCATCGTGCGCCAAAGATTGGTTACGCAATGTGGTCATGTTCGCGCTTGCGACAGGTTGCCGCGCCGGTGAGATTCTGAGCCTTGATTGGTCACAGGTCGATCTTGAGAAGCGCCATGCCTACATCAAGGCTGAAGATGCAAAATCGGGTCGTAGCCGCGCTATCCCGTTAAATGACCTAGCGGTATCGGCAATGACCGGACGTGAGCGTACAGGGCTTGTATTCAAGTCTAGCGAGGGGTTGCCGATGTTGGATGTGTCGCACAAGGCTTTTCAGGTTGCATGCGCCAAGGCAGGGGTTGAGAATTTCCGATTCCATGACCTTCGCCACACATGGGCTTCCTGGCACGCTCAGAACGGCACGCCGCTTATGGTGCTCAAGGAATTGGGCGGTTGGCAAGAAATTTCGATGATCCAAAAATACGCGCACTTGGGTCAGTCGCACTTATCGCAATACGCCTCAAATACGCAATTTTTGCAAAGTGGCAATGTAAATCAACCACACCAAGTTGCCACACCGAGACTGAAAATTGCGTAAGTCATTGATTTATTTGGTGGCGCATCCCTGATTCGAACAGGGGACCTGCGGATTATGATTCGCAGTAAAAAACTACTGGAATCGCCTCAAGACCCGCATGAATACTAGGCTTAGCCCCAATTAGCACCGATTAACGATTCGGGCTTCTTGGGGCTTTTTAGTGCCTTTTTGGGCTGTTTTTGGCATGAATCTGCCACACCTACGCCAGCATCGACTCAGTGACCTTAGCGTACTTCGCCTGACGGTCATCCAGACCATGCGTGCCGCCATTGATGCGCTTGGTCATACCAACCACGTCCTTGGCATCAGCGAGGGCGTTTAAGCCGTTTGAGGCCCAGAACCAGCCAGCCGACAACGCAGCCATCTCAGGCTCTGCCAACAACTCTGGGTTGCCCACAGCGTCAACGCCGGTGGCATCCGAAAAGCGTTGATAGTTGTCTTTGCCGGTCAACTGGATAAGCCCTTTGCCACGGTATTTCCACCCGTCACCTGATGCCTCGTCGCCGTTACCCATGCGGTCACAATACGCCTTGTTGGCAATCTTTTCAGGCTGCATGGCATAACTCTCTGCCACCCCCGGCGGGAAGCGGCTGGGCCACACCCGTGACAGCGCCTCGGCGCGGTAGTACAGGTTTTCAGAGGTAGCAGTAAACCCAGCGGATTCGTGGGCTAACTGGCTCAAGAACCCAGCAATACGCTCAGGGGTGTTTATCTCAAACCGCTCGGCGGTGGCGTTAAGCGCGTCGAGCCACTTGTCTGCCATTGCGGGTGTTGTGACTGCGAGTAGATTTTCGCGGGTAATCATTTGTGGTGCTCCTGTTGTTTAACAATCCATTTTTGAAGGGCGACTAGCTTTGCGGTTTCTTCGGCGCAAAGTCCAATAATGGCAGGGTCGTTGGCGGTTCCAGCAACGCTTGTGGCGGGCTTGGAAACGGTGGGCACGTTACCGCCACAGGTATTGGCGTTGCGCACCCTGCCAGCGTACTGACTGCGAATAGCAGCGATACGAGTTTCGTACTCATCTTTGACTCCCTCTGTGATTACCTCGGCAAGTTGAATGGCGTTTTGGTTTGCCAACTCTTGGGCTTTACCGATAGCCGCCACCTCTGCCTGAAACTTCAAGAAGCGTTCATGCTCGTCGCTATAGCCTTTCCAATAAGCGGCAAGAATGATGGCGACTGCGATGGCTATCTTTGCGTAGAGCATTACTTCA